GTACTGGCCAGAGGCCGCCGAAGAGGATGTGCCGAAGTTCTACTGCGACTACGATTACACCCATTGGCTGGTCGCCCCGACACCGGCTGCCGCCTACACCTTCGAGGTTCTCTACTACGAGCGCGTGCAGCCTCTGGATTCGTCCAACCAGTCCAATTGGTTCACCGAGTACGCGCCTCAGGCCATGCTGTATGGCTCCCTGCTTCAGGCCATGCCGTTCCTCAAGAACGACGAGCGCATGGGGATGTGGCAAACCCAGTACACGCAGATCATGGAAGTCCTCAAGACCGAGGATGTCGCCCGGGTCGGTGACCGTCAAACCGTTGTGAGGGATTCATGAGTTTCATATCGCCATTCACCGGCAATGTGATCCAGCCGACCGATGTTTCGTTTCGCGCTATCACGCTGTCCGCCAATACCCAACTTCAGTGGCCCATCAACGGATCCGCGACGAACGACTATGCCGCCCGGATCATGAATGTGACGGCTACGGCCGGGAGCCTGCGGCTGGAGATGCCTCCGGCCAACCAGACCTCGGTGGGCCAAGATGCCCTGATCCGAAATGTCGGGGCTAACACCTTCACGGTCGCGGACTACGACGGCAACACCATCGTCTCTGTGGCCGCAGGCGAGGCGAAGTACATCTACATCACCACCAACAGCACCGCTGCCGGCACATGGGGCGTGATCGCCTTTGGTGTGGGTTCCTCGACCGCGGACGCTGCGAGCCTTGCCGGGTACGGCCTGAAGGCCCTGACGACCACGCTGAACCAATCTCACACGGTTCAGACCTTCTCGTCGAACTACACCGCGTTGGATTCCGACCGGGCTTCGACCTATGTCTGGACGAGCGGCTCGGGAACCTTGACGCTGACGGCTGCCACTACGCTGGGCAACGACTGGTTCCTGATGGTTCGCAACTCTGGCACCGGCACCCTTACGGTGTCTCCTGCCTCGGGCCTGATCAACGGCGCGGCCAGTATTGCCTTGCAGCCCGCTGACTCAGCCTTCATCGTCTGCTCGGGTGCTGCCTTCTTCACGGTGGGCCTTGGCCGCTCGACCCAGTTCAACTTCACTCAGTTGACCAAGGCGGTCACCAGCGGCACCTACACCCTGACGGCTTCTGAGGCTGCCAATGTGGTGCAGAAGTACACCGGCACGCTCTCTGGCAATGTGACCGTGGAACTGCCCCAGACCATTCAGGTCTACTACATCACGAACCAGACCGACGGCACCGGGGCGGGGTTCCAGATCACCTTCACGACCACCGCTGCTGGCGGAGCCACGGCGACCGTTCCCGCGGGCCAGCAGGTGATTCTGCTGTGCGACTCGGTGAACTTGCTCAACGCCTCGACGATTGCCGCCGGTGCGGTGAATGTCTCGCTGGTGGACGGCACCGTCGGTGCGCCCTCTCTGAACTTTTCCTCTGAGACCTCCACGGGTATCTACCGCGCTGGTTCGGGCGAGTTTGCGATTGCCGTCTTGGCCACGCAACGGTTTAGACTCAGCGCCACAGGTCTTCTGATCACGGGTACCGGCACCTTCACTGGGGGTGTTTCTGGCGGGGCATTCTGATGACAGCAAAGGTCTTCGCGCTTGACACCAAGGCTGGCATCCAGCGGGATGGCACGCTCTTCGACAAGTTGTTCTACAACGACGGTCGGTGGGTAAGGTTTCAGCGCGGACGGCCGCGCAAGATGCTCGGCTACCGGGTGATCTCTGATCAGTTGCTCGGGCCTTCTCGGGGCATCTGGGTCAACGCCAAGAACAACTTCACCTCGATCTTTTCGGGGTACTCCAGCGGGCTTCAGGTTCTCACCATCGACGACAACGGCGTCGGCTCGGGTGTGGCCAATTTCACGCTGAACAACTTCACTGCCTCTGCTCTGAACCTGTGGCAGTTCGACGGCTTCTATTCGGTCACCGGCGAGATCAACAACCTGCTGGCGCACCCCGGTCAGAACCTCGTGGCCATCGACGAGGACAACAACACCCCGGTGCTGATCGGTGACATCACCGGCACCACGATGAGCCAAATCGGGGTCTTCTCGGCATCGGCTACCTCGAACAACACCACGACGATCACACTGGCGGCGGCCGACATTCGCATCGGAGCAGGCCAGACCGTGACCGGCACCGGCGTGCCAGCGAACACGACCGTGGTTTCTGTTTCCACGACCTCGGTGGTTCTGTCCAACGCCACGACCGTGCTGGGCGTGCAGACCTACACCTTCAACAACAACATCTCGGTGTCTGGCGGCGTGGTCTCGCTGCACCCGTATGTGTTCGTGTACGGCAACGCGGGGCTGATCAAGAACTGCTCCGCGGGTGACCCGACGGACTGGGTCTCTGCGGACGCCAACGAGGTCAATGTGGCCACCGGCAAGATCGTCCAAGGTCTGCCTGTGCGCGGGGGTTCAAACGCGCCCTCTGGCCTCTTCTGGAGCGTGGACAGCCTGATCCGGGTCTCCTACATCGGCGGCACCGGAACACCTCCTCAATACTGGCGCTACGACATCATCTCGTCGCAGACCTCCATCATGTCATCCCAGTGCGCCATCGAGTACGACGGCATCTACTACTGGATCGGCACGGATCGCTTCCTGCTGTACAACGGTACGGTCAAAGAAATCCCGAACGACATGAACCAGAACTACTTCTTCGACAACCTGAACTATGTTCAGCGTCAGAAGGTCTGGGCAACGAAGGTGCCTCGCTACGGCGAGATCTGGTGGTTCTACCCCCGCGGTGATGCGACCGAATGCACGGACGCCATCGTCTTCAATGTCCGCGAGCAGATCTGGTACGACGCCGGTCAGGCGCTTGGCGCTCGCCGCTCTGCCGGGTACTTCTCGCAGGTGTTTGCGTACCCGATTGAAGCGTCATGGGTCACTCTGCCTGATGAGGTTGTCTTCACCGACACCTTCAACGAGGTGACCGGCAGCAACTTCCTGTACCTCGACACTTACAACACGCAGGTGGCCATCAATCAGGTCGTCTCCGGCTCGAACATCCCCGCAAGCACCACGGTGGTGGCCATCACCAGTTCGAACATCAAGACGCTGGGCGCAATCACCGGCGGATCTGGCTACACCAACGGGGTGTACACCGATGTCCCACTGACCGGCGGCAACGGCGCGAACGCTGAGGCCACCATTGCGGTGGTTGGCGGCGCTGTGGCAACGGTCACGGTCACCGCCCGCGGCGCTGGGTATCAGGTCGGTGATGTTTTGAGCGCCAGCAACACCAATTTGGGCGGCGCGGGAGCCGGTTTCTCCGTGCCGGTGTCTGCTTTGTACGCTCAGGCCATTGAGATGTCCGCCGCTGCCACGGGTACCGGCGCGGTTCTCCTGACCTTCTCGCTGCCGCCCAACCGGATTCAGGTGTTCCAGCACGAGATCGGCGTCGATGCCATCGATGGCCAGAATGTGGAGGCCATTGAGTCCTACTTTGAGACCAACGACCTCGGCTGGGTTACTGGCGGGCCATCTCAGCCTGCTATGGAAGGTGCCAACCGCTGGCTGCGCGTGGAGCGCGTCGAGCCTGACTTCCTGATGCAAGGCGAGATGGAGTTGATCGTCACCGGCCGACCCTACGCACAGTCGCAGGATGCGCCCTCAGACCCCTATGTCTTCGATGGCAACACGAACAAGATCGACATGAAGGAGCAGCGCCGCGAGTTGCGCCTTCAGTTCCGCTCGAATGTGGTCGGAGGTGACTACCAGACCGGCAAGATCATCATCAGCGCGGATATCGGAGATGTCCGTGGCTACTAGCAACGCATTCGTCTACGACCCCCGGTACCACACCTTCGAGTCGTGGGCCTGCCTGATGTGCGAGCAGTACGCCGCGCAGCAACTCTCCATCCCCACGGCCGACACCGACTGGCAGCAGTGGGGTCAGGGCCTGCTGGCCATCGATGTCTTCACCAACGAGGCCGTGCCGAACCCCGCCCAGTACGATGACTGGCAGGACTGGGCCGCCGCCCTGCTGGGCGCAATGAACCCGAGGATCCCGCTATGAGCAAAGATCCGATGGTCTGGGTTCAGTATGGGCACGCCGTGAGCGTGCTTTTCCCCGCTTGGGAGCGTGCGTTTGCTGCGGTGGCTACCCACCATCGTCCGAGCGTTTCTAGCGCCTTGGCGGCCCGAATTGACGCCTTCGTGAGGGAGGAAATTTCCCACGCCAATGCTCACGAGTCCTACAACCGCCGGTATGGGCTGGTTGAGGCCGAGGCCGAGGAACTAAAGAAGACCCGAGTTATCCACAGGAAGCCCGGCCACAAGGTCTGGCTGGGCACGATGGTGTCCATCGAGCACTTGGCGGTGTGCATGGGCCGGATGTACCTCGACCGGTTCCCGGGCCAGACCGAGCGCGACCACCGGCTGTTCCAATGGCACGCCCGCGAAGAAATCGGGCACAAGGATCTGGCCATCGACATCTGGCGCGAGTTGGGGTATTCGGATACAGACTTGAGGGCCATAGCAAGGCAAAATCAAGCCTATGTACTCCGCTTTATAACCACCAAGGTCTTGGAGAGTGTCGATTGGAAAAAGCCGCGCCAGTGGCTTGAATTGATCGACTGGGGCTGGTGGATGACAAAAAAGGTCTTGATCCCCATGCTGGCAATCTACATCCCCCGGTTCCATCCGAATTGGTTTGACGACAAGCGCTACGAGGTGGCCGCATGAATATCCATGTCGTCGATTCAAACCAGCGAATGCTCGTGCCCAACGACATCTTCATCGTTGCATCGCACGAGTTCAAAGAGGGCCTGAAGCAGTACGAGCAGGCGGCCAAGAAGGTCGGGATGACCCCGGAGCGGTTGCAGTACACCGTGATGATCAAGATGTTCCAAGACCCGAGCCTCATCCGGCTGCGTCAGGGAAACACGATGTTCGCCATCAAGGCCCTGCCCAAGCGGGCGGGTTTTGTGATGAGTTTCAACGCCGACACGGCACCGAACTACATCAACAACCTGATCGAGTGCTTCTATGCGGCTCGCAAAATGGGTTTCGATATTCTTTTCGCTCAGACGCACAGCCCCGCCATGGTGAAGATTCTCAAGGCGGCTGTCAGGCGGGTAAAACTGCCCGATGCGTATGCGAAGTTCGATTCGAACTCGGGTATGTTCATGGCCGTAACCGGCAAGCCGAGGGGTGAGTAATGGGTGCCGTATCAAATCTCTTCGAAGGAATCGGCGACATTCTTGGCAGTGTTGCGGAGGTTTTTGGCGACATCGTTGAGGGTGTGTTTGATGCCGTCTTCGATGTGGTCGAAGGCATCGGCGACTTCGTCACCAATGTCCTGAAAGATCCGCTGCCGACCATTCTTCAGATTGGCGGTGCCATGATCGGCATCCCGCCCTATGTCACGGCCGCAGTCATCACGGCGTCTAGGGGCGGCGGCCTTGAAGACATTGCAAAGTCTGCATTTGTGTCGTATGCCTCGGCAAACTTCCTTCAGGCCACCGGCCTACAGAGTGCGCTAGGCGATCTCAAGACCGACATGACCGAGGCCATCTCCAGCGGCTTCGATCTCCCTTTGGCGACCTCGGCTGCGGTTGCCAACACGATTACCTCCGCCGCTGGTCAGGCCATGGTTGGGGGCATGAACGCTCTGTTCAGCGGCAGGCCTGTGATGGATGGCATCACCTCAGGCTTCACCTCGGGCCTGATCTACACCGGCACGGACAGTTTCTTCACTGAGATCAACAAAGACCCGAACTGGGGCCTTTCCAAGACCACACTCGACCTGCTCAAGGGATCAACCAGCACTGCCTTGAACACGATTGTTTCGGGCAAGGGCGACCCCACTCAGGCTGTTGCGAACTACATCGCCTACGCCACCCTGAAGATGGGTTCCTCGGAACTCTACAAGACCGCGGTCAAGGCTTACGAAGACTTCACCGGCAAGACCGATCTCGCGCAAAAGGCGCAGGACGACTATGTGGCTGTAAAGGCCAAATACGACGCTGAGGCGAGGAAGTACAACGAGGGCGTCACCACGCTGAAGGCCGATCAGGCGGCGTACATGGACATCTACGAGGATGAGTACACGCCCATCGCCGATCAACTGACCACCTACAAGAAGACCTTTGACGACAACAAGGCGATCTATGAGGTCGCCAAGGCTGACTACGAGAAGAACAAGTGGGCCTACGAGAACTACGACGCAAAGATGCGCGAGTTGGGGTATTCATTTACTGGCGACGAAAACGGTTCGTACTACTTCAAACTCATCGGCGGCAGATACGAGCAGCGCTACGATGGAGAGGGCGGTTACTACAACGCTTATGTGCCCGATGGGAGCATTCGAGATTCCGAGGGAAATCCAACCACTTCTGTGGATTACGGCCCAAGTCAGCAGTCGTTCCTTGATGCTGCGCGTGCCAATGTCGCAACCGCAAACAACGCTGGCGCTGCGGCCAAGGCCGCCTCGGATTCGTTCAGTGCGCTGAATGATGATGCGAAGACTCAAGACATCATCAATCGCCTGAAGGCCAAGGAAAACTCTGTCACCCAAACGGTTGCCCTGCTTGAGGGAATTCGCGCCCAGATCGAGACCCCGTCCGGCGACAACATCGCCGCTCGCCTGAAGGCTGCTTCTGACAAGTACCAGAAGGAGTACACGAACTACGCGACCTCGAAAGAGGCCGCTGATCGCGCCGCTCAGAACTACAACAAGATCGTGGCCGAGATCGCAACCCGCGACCTGACCATCGATGCCGTGAACGAGGGCGCAATCAAGGTCACCGGCTTCAGCAATGGCACCTACACGCTGTCCAACGGCATGACCCTGAAGGACGGCAAGTTCTACCAGATGGTGCCCGACGAGAGCGGCAACTATGTCAACAAGCCGGTCTTCACCAACGCCGCTGGCGTGTCTCAAAACGGTCTGGAATTTAAGGACTCCACAGGCAATGTGGTGCGCTTTGGCGCGGATGCTGGCCGTCAGTTGTCGTACTCCGATGTTCAGAACATCTTCAAGCGCGATTACGGCCTGACGCTGACCGACGATGAAGCCAAGCGCTTCTCCGGCGTTTCGTACACCAACTTTGACTCGACGAAGTTCCAAGATCACGCGATTGACCGGATCAACCGCGAATTCGAACTGATAGCGAATCGAAAGCCAACCGCAAGCGAAGCGCAAACCTTCCTGAATCAGGACGACTCGGTGGCCGCCGCGCAGAGCGGGGCCATTAACGGTCTGGATCTGCCCGACGGGTATGTCTCGCCCGGCGCTTCGCAGGCTCAGAAGGTCTCGTTCGGACAGGCATACGCTGCTGCACGCAAGCAACTCGGCCCGGGCAAGACCTTCCAATGGACTGACGACAAGGGCGTCACGCGCACCTACATCACCGACACCAAGGAAGAGGCCGCCTTCAAGACCGCGGTCAATCAAGCCACCGGTGACTTTGACACTCGCGATGTAAGCCTTGTGAAGGGCCGCCTGACCGAGGCCATTCGGATGTCCAACATCACTGGACGATTCGATAGCGCCACGAACCCGTCAGATCTCACCGAGAAGGAGATGTCCTCCTTCATCGACAACTATGTCAAGGCTACGCCTGAGCAGCGTGCCGCCCTTCTGCGTGGCGCTGATTCGGCGACCTACAAGGTGATCAACGACCACCTTCAGAACTACAAGGGCGTGTCCGAGCGAACCTCTGGCCAGACCTATGCGCCGGTGTTTACTACCGGAGAGATCAAGGCGTCGAATCACACCGACTACATCGGCACCGTAAGGGCAGGTATCCGCGGCGCTGGCAACGATCTGGTGGGCTTGGTGACCCGTGCTGGGCAGGTCATGGGCGAGGTGTTCGGCTACGACACTCCGACGCTGGACAAGTTGCAAGACCTGATGACCAAGGACAAAGAGACGACCATGAACAAGTTGGTCGGCAACGAGCGTGTCGTTGCTGGCGGCCTTGCCTCTGGCATCTCCTCGGCCATCTCTTGGACTCTTGGCGGCCCATTCGGGGCCATCGGAACTCTTGGCGGTATCGCGGCCAACAATGCATGGATCGAAGGCTCCAACGCCGTGATCGACAGCAAGGGCCGGACATGGAACAACGCCGATGAAGCCCGTCAGAACGGTGTTTTCACCTTCACGAAACTTACGCCTGAGCAGAACGGCATCCGCACCGCGGTGATGACCTCGCTTGAGATCGTCGGCGAGGCTTTGGGCGTGCCGGGCATGAGCAAACTCATGAAGGGAATCCCCATCACCGGGGATGTTGGCCAGATCGTCAACTCGGTGAAGAACTTCGGCTTGGGTCTGGGCAATGAGCAGGTCTCTGAACTCCTGACCACCACCGCGCAGATGGCCGCCGACAAGTGGCTGTCGGTGGGTCTGGGCAAGAACGCGACCTTCGAGGACTACAAGAACGCACTGGCGGATACCGCTCTGGCCACCACGGCCGCGGTGGGTGTTGCTGGCTCCACGGGCACGGCTCTTCAGAACCTCCGCAACGCCGCCAACACTGCGAACCCGTTCTCCGAGAACACCCGCGAGACTTCGCTCAACCCCACGCTGCCCTCGCTCAATCAGGTCTACCAGACCTTCGGCATCCAGCAGTACGACATCGATCAGATCGCAAGGGGCATCGAGAACACCATCCGCAACGGTGGTGTCGGCATCGGCACGGTCAAGGATCGCACGGCCGATATGCTTCAGAACCTCGGGGCTACGGGCGCTCGTGCAGAGACGCTGGCCAACGAGATGGTGGATCGGGTGCTCAACCAGAACCTGACCAACAGCCTGACCTCTGCTGGTTTGAATCAAGATCAGATCAACGCGGTACTCGCGCCGATCAAGAACAGTCTGACCAACGAGGTCGGCGCTGATGTGTTCAGGACGCAGATCAACACCGCACTGGCCAACGGCGGCGTGAACGCGGAAACCTTCGGAACCGCGGTGGCCAATGCCGTGATGAGTACGGCTCCGGGCAGCAGCGTGACCACTGGCGGAGGAACCTCCGGCACCACGACCGGCTCTGTGACTACTCAAACGGGTGGCACGACCAGCACGGGCACCGATACTGGCAGCACGACCACCACGACAGGTGGCGGTACCGCAACTGTTGGCGGCACTGCTGGCAGCACGGTAACGAATCCCGATGCGCTCGCTGCGATGGACATGGCTCTTGGCAAGAAGCCCGTTGACCTTCGTTACGATGTGAACAAAGACGGCGTTGTGACCTCTGCGGATGTCCTCGCCATCAGCAAGGGCGCGGTAGTTCCTGCTGCATCAACTACCGGCGGCACCACCGGAACCACGACCGGCGGGACGACCACCGGTACGACAACTGGCGGCACCACTACCGGTACGACAACTGGCGGAACGACTGCCGGAACGACCGCAGGTGGAACTACGGCAGGAACAACCGTCGGCGGCACTACCGCTGGAACCACTGTTGGCGGGACTACCGCCGGAACGACTGTTGGTGGCACGACAACCGGCGGAGCCACGGCCGGTGGCACCACTGTTGGAACGACCGCTGGCGGAACAACGGCTGGCACCACGACGGGCACGACCACCGGCACCACTGCTGGCACAACGGCTGGCACCGGATCCACTGCCGGAACAACGGCTGGCACAGGCACCACTGCCGGTTCTACGGCTGGCACTACGACAGGCACGACCACGGGAACGACTGCTGGTACTGGGGCCACTACGGGCACGACCACCGGAACAGCGGCGGGAACCGGCTCCACCACTGGCACCACCGCTGGCACGAGCACCGGAACGACTGCCGGAACGGCCACCGGCACCACGGCTGGAACCACAACCGGTACGACTACTGGCACTACGACCGCCTCGGGCTTGACCACGGCGCAGGTGCAGGAACTGATCAACACCACGATGGCGGCCAACCCGGGCCTGACCTCGACGCAGGTGCAGAACATTGTCAACACCGCGCTGGCGGCGTTGCCTGCGACCGCCACTCCGGCCCAAGTGCAGACGGCGATCAGCAACGCAACCGCGAATCTGGCGACCTCGCAATCAGTTACTGATCTGGCGACAAACACCCAGACGGCCATCAGCAACATCAGCAACGCTGTCACTCAACTGGGTACGCAGACCCAGACTGCATTCGACACCCTGAGCGCCGCACAGAAGGCCGAGGTGGCTGCTCGTGTCCAGCAGGGTCAGAACCTTGAGAGCGCGATCAACACCGTCGCCCAAACGGTGGCGCAGCAGGGAACCCAGACCCAGCAGGCGCTGCAAAACATCAGCGAGTCGATCACCAGTCTGAGCCAGCAGACCCAAACCGCTTTTGACAATATGTCAACAGCGCAGAAGGCTGAGGTCAATGCTCGGGTGCAGATGGGGCAGAACCTTGAGACGGCCATCAACACCGTCCAGCAGAACCTCGTCCAGACCAATCAGGCAGTCCAGACCCAACTGCAAACCCTGAGCAAAGAGACTCAGGCGCAGTTCGACGAACTCAACGCCAACCAGAAGGCCGAGGTGCTTGCCCGCGTGCAGATGGGCGAGAACCTCCAGACGGCGATCACCGATGTCGGCACGATTCTGGGTGGAGAGATCACCGGCATCAAGACCGAGATGGCCGCCGAGAAGGCGCGGCAACTTGCTGCCCAAAAGGCCGCTCAAGCCAAGCAGCAGCAGCAGTCCATGATGGCCAGAGCGCAGTCTCTGGTTGCCCGCCCGGGTGGTGATGAGGCCATTTCAGGCCCAACCTTCAAAGACCCGTTCATGACCTCCGGCGCACCGGCGGCCAAGTTCGAAGGCCCTCTGGAGCAATTCCTCAAGACCGTGAAAGAGGGAACCTACACCCCCGCACAAACGCCGACTGGACAACCTATGCAACAGACACAGCAAGCGCAGCAGGGGCAGCAGCCCCAGCAAGGGCAGCAGCAGCCCGATCAGAACTACTTCTCCTACGGCACGGCCAACGAGATCGATGCGATCTTGAATCCGCTCAAGGGCATGGGAACCGCCTTCACGCCCTACGCGCTGGGTGCCAAGGAGGGCGGGTTGGCCAGCGTCTTGATGGCCGAAGGCGGCACGACCGGTACCCGGCACGGCCGGTACGCTGGCGGCGGTCTGAATACGGTCGAGCACTCCGGCAAGATGCGCGTGGACTTCCGCCGCGGTGATGCGGTGACCGGCCCCGGCGACGGCCAGTCCGATGACATCCCGGCCATGCTGGCTGACGGGGAGTTTGTCTTCCCGGCGGATGTTGTCGCGGCCCTTGGAAATGGCTCAACGAAGGCTGGCAGCGATAAACTCTACGACATGATGCACTCGATTCGGGCGTATCACCGGTCGGCAAAGCCGCAGGATCTCCCTCCTCCGGCAAAGAAATCTCCTTTGGACTACCTGAAGGACACGAAACGAAAGGCTAGGAGGTAACCATGGCAATCACCCAAGGAGCGCCGCTGCCGGATATCAAGACGACCGATACCCGAGTAGATACTGCGCCAGACTACTACACCAATTACCTGACCGATCTCTCGAAGGCCGGTCAGGGTGCGTTGGCTCGAACCCCGCAAGAGGGCATCGCCGCTTACGACGCGCTGCAAAGCGTGGGCTACGGTCAGATCCCTGAGGCTGCTGGTGCGTACAAGCCGGGCCTGAGCGCCGCTCAAGACACCCTTGGCCGCGCAGCGCAGGGCGTCACCGGCCAGCGTGTGCAGGATCTGATGAACCCGTACACCGGCGCGGTGGTCGATGAGATGGAGCGGCTCCAGCAGCAGTCCCTCCAGCGCTCCGTGCTTCCGACTCTGAAGGCCGGTTTCGTCGGTACTGGCGGGATCGGTGGCCAGCGCTACGCCGGTGCTCTGGGACAGGCCATGAGCGATGCCCAGCGTAACCTGATGGGACAGCAGTCGCAGGCCCTTCAGAGCGGTTACAGCGAGGCCCTGAAGACCGCGCTGGGTGAATTGCCCTTCCTGACTCAGGCGGGCCAGCAGCAGGCCGCTGCGGCCAAGATGGAGCAGGATCTTGGTCTGACCGGCGCAGGTGCCTTGACCAAGGCCGGTGCGGAGCGTCAGGCATATGAGCAGAGCCTGCTTGACTACCCCTTGAAGACCGCCACCACGGCCTCTGGCCTGATGCGCGGCTACCAAGTCCCGACGACTCAAACCAGCACCAAGATTGGCCCGGGAACGGCTGGCCAGTACCAGAAGTCCGATCTGGAAAATGTGCTGGGCGTGCTCTCGCTCATCGGCTCGGCCTATGGCGGCACCAGTGGCGCTGGCGGCAACGCGATGGGCGTTGGCATCAACAAGGTCATCGGCGTGGGTTCGGATCTGCTCAAGAGCATCTTCGGCCAAAGCCCCTCCACGGGTGCGACCGAGATCACGAACACATCCCTGCCGGGCGATTCAAGCGGTGCATACGGCTGGCGCTACTTCAGCGACGGAACCGCGATCTCCCCGGATGGCGAGTATTACTACCAAGGTGACCTTGTCTGGTCGCCCGGAGACGGAGGCGGCTGATCATGGCAGAGAAGACCCCAGCAATTCCGACCGGGGCAGCCTATGTCCCCGGCACAGATCCCGCGACCCTAGAGGCCAACCGGGTGTATCAGGATGCGCTCAGGAAACTGAACGAGTCCCTCGACCTGCGGAAGAACCGCACCTTCGACCCCATGCTGTTGGCGGCCGCGCAGGGGTTTCTTGCGCCCACCAAGACCGGCAGTTTCATGGAGTCGCTTGGCCGTGTCGCGGGCAGCGTTGGCGAGGCCCAAGAGAAGAGCATCGCCGAGCAGCAGCAAGAGGCACAGCAGCGTCTGGCCGTGGCGCAGTCCGGCCTTGAACTGGAGCGCCTGCGCCAGCGTGAGCGCATCTTAGGTGGTGGCAATCTTGGTATGCCCGGGATGCCGACATCAGGTGCGCCCTCTGGCGGCTTGCCCGGCCCGGCTGCTCCCGGCGCTCCTGCCGCGCCCACAGGCCCTGCCACGCCTACCGGCCCGGCTGCCGCGGCTGGCCCCGGCGGGCTGCCCGGCGCTGCACCGGCTACTGCTGGCGGTGGTTTGCCCGGCAAGCCCCCGGGTTTTGCTGGTGTCGAAGGCGTGCAAGTGTCGCCCCCAAACCCCGAGATCATCTCTTCGCAGCGGTACATCCAAGCCGCCATGCTCGACCCCAAGAAGCCCGCTCAGGACATCCTGAGAGAGGCTCAAGAGATCGAGCAGAAGCGCTATCAGACCAAAGAGGGCGGTGTTCTGGATCTGGCCACCGGGATGTTCTACGCCTTCCCGAAGGGCGATCTGGTGGAGCGCGAGATCAACGGCCAGACCTTCAAGGTCGATGCCAAGTCCGCCGCGCTGCTCGATATGTACCGGGCCAACAACGACCCGCGCTACTACTCTTTGGCGGATCGCATCGTCAAAGGCCCGGATCGCCCCGGCGCGACAGGCGAGGGCACTGGCGCTTTGCGCTCAGAGGGCGAAAAGCAGACCGAGGAAGAAGAGCGCAAGGCACGGGCTACCAAGTTGGGCACGAAGGCCGCGGAGCGCGAGGCTGCCGTCTCCGAGAACGACCGCAACGCCCGCCGCATCTACGGCATCACCGGCCGCGTCGGCAACTACCTCGGCGAGAGCCAGAACTACTTCGGCATCTTCCAGCGCCCGGGCCTGATGAGCGCCATCGGCAACTTCGTTTCGCAGGGTGTTCAAACGCCCAGCGGCTCGATCAACTTCCCGGCCTTGCAGCAGTCGGTCACCCAACTGTTGCCCGGTGTGCAGCAGAGGGATCTGGACAACATCCAGAAGGCGGCCGCGGATCTGGCTGAGATGGAACTGCTCTTCACGCGGATCTACTTGCAGGGTCAGGGTCAGGTCACCGAGGGTGAGCGCCGTATCGTGCAGCGCATCCCCGGCGGCGTGTCCAACAGCCCCGAGGTTCTCCGCACTCGCCTGAACCTGCTCAAGGAGCGCTCGCAGTTCGACATGGATGTCGCGAATGCGTGGGATGCGTGGGAGAAGCAAAACCCCGGCAAGTCCTTCCTGCGTTTCGAGCGCAGCGATATGTTCAAGGATCTGGAGAAGAAGTACGAGGAGCGTCTGGCCGAGATGGAGAGGCGCTTGCCCGCGCTGCCGTCTGCACAACGCCCTGCCGCGACTACTCGTCCGGGTCAGAACCCCGGGCTGGATGCCGCACGCGAACGCGCACGCAAAGAACTCGAAAAGCGGTAAGGAGAGGCCATGCTGAATTTCATCGACAAACTGGACGAAGAGCAGGCCGCCAACGCCGAGAAGGTGGCGCGTGCCGCCAAGCGTGCTGGCGTGGATCCCTCGCTGGCTGTGGCCATCGCCTTTCAGGAGAGCCGCCTTCGCTCCAATCCTCCCCGTGGGTCTTCCGGTGAGATCGGCATGATGCAGGTCATGCCCGGTACCGGTAAGGGCATGGGGTTCAACGAGAAGCAACTGGCCAACCTCGACCAGAACATCGAGGCCGGTGTTCAGTACCTGAAGAAGGGTCTGGAGGCCACTGGCAACGACCCCCAGTTGACCGCGATCTACTACAACGGCGGGCCGGGCGCGATCCAAGCCATGTCCTCCGGCAAAGACCCCGATCCGCGGGTGTTCGACTATCTGCGCTCGATCAACTCCTATGGCACCTTCGCACCCAAACCCACCGAAGGCCAGCAAGAGGGCCAAGCGGCACCCGAGGCCGCGCCGCCCGAGGCTGCTCCTCCCGGCGAAACCGACGAGCAGCGAGACGCCCGCATCCGCGCCGACGAGCAAACAGCCATGGAGGCCCAAGAGCGCCGCATGGGGCAGATCGGCGGTGCTGGTGCAGGCGCGGCCGTTTCTGCGTACCGCGCAGGTAAGTCTGGTGCATTGAGCGCCGCCTCCGCCCTTGGGGAAGCCTCAGAGACGGGCCGAATCACGGCTCAGACACGCGCAGGACTGCCCGGTGGGGGTATGCCCCCAGCAGGCCGCGGCGCGGCCCCTACGGCCCCTTCTGGTGCCCCGCAGAGCGTTGTCCGAATTCCGGGCGGTGCTCCCGGCGGCCTTCCCGGTGGTGTTCCCGGCGCTCCAGTTGGCCCTGCTGATGGTGGTTACATGGCTCGCGGCCAAACCGGCGCTCAGGTCTACAACACCGCCAAATCGTTGGGGTTGACAGACATTGAGGCGGCTCGCGCTTTGGACGCCACCAAGCAGGAAGGTGGTGCTCATGATCTGTTGACAAAACGCCGCGAAGCAACACTTGACATCAGGCAGCGCTTCCCAAGCGACACCTATATCGAAAATCCTCGATATGGCGGTCTTTTGACCCCAACGCAGGGTACTGGCGGCGGCCCGCGGCAGTCTTTCGTCAATCAGCCATCCGCGCCCGCTGCGCCCGGGCAGCCTGCTCAAGCCGGTGGTCTTCGTCCTTTGCCCCCGAGACAAGCGATCCCGACCGCTCCTCCGCAGCCATCGGGCTTGCAGGTCGTGACGCAGGAACTCAAGGCGCTGGCCCGCCCGGTGGTGTCTGGCGCGGCCACGGTCGGTCGGTATGTAGTGCCCCCGCTCGCTCTTGCTGGTGCTGGCGGCGAGGGTGCCGATGTGTACAGCGAGTTGCGGAAGGACGAACCCGACTACATCAAGGCAGGTCTGTCTGGTGTGTCGGCCGCATCTGGTCTGGCCGCGCTGTTCCCGCCCCTGACGATACCGGCCTCGGTTGTCGGCGGTGGCGCTGCGCTGATCAACTACCTGCGCGAAAGAGAAAAAGAGCGGCAGAGAACTGGGGAGACTGCACCTCCAGTCCCATCCGCAGAATATGCCGCTCCATAAGGTTCGGAGGGAGTCTCCCCCTCCGCACCCGTACTGATAGTTGCCCAGTACGGCTCCTTGACGCCCCCCTCTTCGGAGGGGGGTTTTTTTATGGGCGTTGGTTGTCCAGTGCCCTACCGACTTCGCGGTTCATTTCCGAGACCATCTTCACGCAGCGCCGATGCTCTTCACGAGCGGCCTCAATGCGGACGATGGCCTCGATGTTCTGCGCGAACTGAACGATGTCCACCTCGTCGGCGATCAGCGCGTCCTTTCGCGGGCGGTCACTCTGGAAGAAGACCTGCTTGATGAGTTCTTCACTTAGCATCTTTTTTCCAGATTTCCCAGTTGATGATTGACTGCCGAGCGATGGACTTCTGCGGCGTCGCGGTGTAAGGGTTCGCGGTGCTGTTGAGGAAGTCATCGATGGCGGTGTGCTTGGACAGGGCCATCTCGTGTCGTTTCGCATCCTCTTCGGTCGCGTGTATTTTTCCGTCTTCTGTGACGAATGCCTTGATCTGTTTCATTGGTGTTGGTTCTTTAACTGCCAGAAGTTGAGAAGGGCGGCGAACATCTTCCACCCGCGTTCGAGATCCTCCTGCGACCACTCGACTACACGGGTCAGGCCGGGCACGCTGCGCGAGACAAACACATTCGCGCACCGAGCCTCGGGCATACCCAGTCCAACCCGGTAGGCTGCCAGTTGCATGAGGTGCTCATCGTATGCATCGACCTTTGCTGGGTCGGTGAATTCTTTGGTCTTGATGTCGATCACCACGCCTTGCGGTGAGTGCAGATCGACCTTGCCTCCAAAGCCTAGTTCGTGACCGAAGGCTCGCTCGGCGATCCAGCCATGCAGCCCAAAGGTCTCCAAGACCGCCTTGGCGCAGCCGGTGATGTGCTCGCTGTGCCGAGTGACCGGGCCGCCCTCGTAGAAGCCTTGGATCGATGCGTGGATCTCGGTACCGGCATCAGCGGCGGCACGGCCCTGCTCCTTCGAGTCGTCGATGATCCGGGCGATGAACTCGTCCTCCGGCTCATCCTTCATGCGAGGCAGCGTGAGCGCGGCCAGCAGCACCTGCTTTTGCAGCCACTGGGTCAGGCCCGGCTTGGCGGCCACATTCAGGATCGTGGTCACCGAGGGAACAAGATTGAGTTTGCGGGCGTCGCGCAGCGTGGTGGCACGCTGGCCACCCTTGACTGCTTCGACCGTGTACATGGGCACACCGTCACGGGTGTACCAGTGGTTCGATTCGCTGGCGCGTGGTTCTTTTGCGATCATGTGTTCTCCTCCTCGACTTGTACATCTCGCCATTCGCCGCCCTTCAACTCCACTGTCTGGTAGCCGTAGCCGTCGGAGAAGGTGCGGAATGGTGCCCACCACTGCTGGAGGATACGAACCGTCTTGAAGTTGTTCGGGTCTTTTGTCTCTCGCTCCACGAAGCGCAGTCGGTGAGTCGGAACCATCCCCGGGAAAGTTTCAACGCGCACCTTGGCCTCATGCCACCCGGCCATCTTCGGCATCTCTTCGAAGTCGTCCATCAGAACACCCCGAACCAGACACCGGTGCCATGCACGCACCCAACGGGGAAGAAGATCGCGCCAGCCAGCAGGAAGATCCACTTGCTGGTGCTGATGCAGACGATGACATGAGTGAGCCACGCGAGGAAGACCCAAGCGGCGATTGCAATACTCCAGAAACTGTCGCTCATAGAGCCTCCCATAGTTTGATCATGACGAGAAAAGACCCGGCCCACAGGCCGAGCCAGATCGGAAGAATCGTCACCGCGCCGATGACGATCTTGGTTGGTCGGGACAAATCTTTCATACGACCTCCCAGTCTTCGGACAGCATATCGGTCTGCGATGCCAGCCATCCCATCAAGATCGCGTTGTCTGCGGTCTTCATGGTGATGCACGGAAGCACGCGAGCAGCCCCGCCTTGAGCGAGCGCGAAGTCACTGTTGTTCTTCGACCAGAACTTGTCCTCTTCCACATACCGGGTCAGGTTTGCATCCCCGGACAGAGACAACCACATCCCCTTGCCGTTCCAGCCCTTGCGAGCCACCCTGTGGCCCTTCTTCAGAGCCTCCAGCGCGAGACCAAAGGTCATGCCCTCTGCTGGCCGGTAGGCTCGGTCAAACACATCCCTCGGCGACCAAGAGATGTATCCCTTGAACTGCGAGTGGTTGGTCTGTCCGCCATCGAGATACTCGACCAGATAGCCCTCGTCGTCGGGGTTCTCGTCAGCGGGAACCTGCCAGCCGCGCAGATGGTTGTACGCCAGTCGCGTCATGGGCGTGGCGTTGATCTCCTTGACTCCGATATAGCGCTTCATGCCTGCTCCTTCGGTGCCCGGCCCGGGCGCTTCTTAGGTGTGCCGTCCTTTTTGTAGCCCCACGGCGCTTTGCCGTCGTGCTCCATCAGGCTGGTGGCAACGCGCTTGCGCTTGCGTTTGTTGTTCCAGAGTCCGGCGTCCTTCATCGCCCTGACGCGCTGAGGACTGAGCGTGGGCTTCTCCGGCTCAAGGCTGCGGGCGAAGATTTCCTCAGCCAGCAGATAGCCCTCAAGGGGCCAGATCTGCCGGATGGCGTCTTCTCGCGAAATCTTGCGCCCGACCATGAAGTCGAAGTTGGCTATATCAACGCAAGCGCTCATGCCCTTGATGGTGTAGCCGTTCTTCATGGTCAACATACACACCGTGGTTCTGCCGTCTGGCAGCACGATGTACATCTCGCCTTTGATCTTCGATTGGATCTTCTCCAGAGTGACTGTGTTGTTCATAGTTGCCTCGTTTTTGATCAGAACGGGATGTCGTCATCCATGTCATCGAAACCCGTCCCGGTGCGGGCCTCGCGCTCCCGGCCGGAGACCTGCTCGCCGCGTGCGTACTCACGGCCTTCGCGCTCCTGCCATTCGGGACTCGACTGGATCTTCTCCTTCAAGCCCTTGCCGAAGGTCTCGAAGAGTTCCATGTCTGCATCAGCAATCGAGAAGATCGCCGGGGTGTTGAACCCTTGTGGAAGACCGGCCTTCTTGATGGCCGCAGGCACCGGGTTCACCGACATGATGTTGGTGTACTCCTTGCCGTTGTTGCCCAGAGACTTGGCCACAGAGAGCATGGCCCACTTGTCGAGGATGTTCTTCAACTCGAAACCGCGCAGTTCATCGGGCGTGAAGTCACGGCCGCGCCATGCCTGAAGGTCTTTGCGAAGCGTTGCCTTCTCCGCAAGGCTCAGGGTGTAGTTCTTCGAGATGGACATCGGCTCGCCCTTGCTGGTGACCAGCGACTTGCCGTTGTCGTCTTCGCCATGAACCTCGAACTGCACCATGACCTTTTGCAAGTACTTGATCTGTCCCTGCCACTCGGTTTTTTGCGTGCCCAGATCCACCACGCGGTAGCACCGCGCCAAATGCATACCGGGTGGCACAGGGGTAAAACTGCCCTCGCCGCCGCTGTCTTTCGCTACCAAACTCATCATTCGCTCCTGTTGGACTTCTGGGGGACGCCGCACTCGTAGCGGATCACCGACCAGTCGTCGGGGGTTGCCTTGCCTGACTCGGCCCGGTGAAGGGCTTCCTCAAGGCGCTCTTGCCTCTCCAGCATCAGTTGATGCATCTCGTCTTCACGCATGATTCACTCCTTTCGCTGTTGAGGTGCCCTCGACTTTAGCAGGTATAACCCCGAAGTACAACGGGGGTTGTGCAAAAAGTTTTTTGGTGTAAGATGCCATTACCTGACAGCGAAAGGAGCAACGATGACACTTCAGGAATACTTCTCCAACAAACCCCGCGGGGCGCAGTTGGAGTTGGCCAAGAAGTTGGGGATCTCCAAGACATGGATGACCCTGATCACGAATGGCCACCAAGTGCCCAGCCCAGAGTTGGCTGTGCTGATCCACCAGTTGACCAATGGACTCGTCACCCGTGAAGAGTTGAGGCCCGACATCTTCGGAGCGCTCAAATGATCTGGTACAAGTTTCATCTCGGTGACTACATCACCCACACCATGCACCTCAGTGACGCTGAGGATCTGGCCTACCGCAGGCTGCTCGATCTGTACTACATGAGCGAGCGCCCAATCCCACTCGATACCGAATCGGTTTCACGCAAGATTCGACTCGATCTAGACATAACCGAATCGGTTTTGGGGGAATTCTTCGAACGCACCGAAGAGGGGTATCGGAACCATCGTTGTGATATCGAAATCACGAAATATCAGCATCAGGTGGCAACTAACACGGCCCTCGGAAAGCGAGGCGGCAGGCCGAAGAAAACCGAATCGGAACCGAATCAAAACCGAACTGAAACCCTAACAGAAGAAGAAAAAGAAAAAACCATATCGTCGGCGTCGCGGTTTGAGGACTTCTGGTCGGTGTGGCCCAGCAGCAAGCGCAAGGTCGGCAAGGCTGCGGTGGCTGCGAAGTGGCAGCGTCACCACCTCGACAAGGTGGCCGATCAGATCATCGCCCATGTCGCGTCGATGAAGACCTCGGAGCAGTGGACATCGGGTTTCGAGCCTGCCCCGATGACCTACATCAACCAGCGCCGGTGGGAAGACGAAAATCCGGCCTCTGGAGCCGTTTCGATGCGGAGGGTGATATGACCCCTTACCCGGCCCCAAAAAACGCAGCCATGGCCCGATCTGGCCCCTTGGCGGGCATTTCTGATCGGGGTGTGAAGTGACTCCGGCCGAAAACCTAATCCAACGGCTGAACAAAGTCCGCGGCCGCAACGGTTCATGGACTGCCTGCTGCCCGGCTCACGACGACAAGGGGCCAAGCCTCGCGGTGCGTGAGTTGCCCGACGGCCGGGTGCTGGTTCACTGCTTCGCTGGGTGCGAAACCGAATCGGTTCTCGGTTCGGTTGGCATGGACATGACCGACCTGTTCCCGCCGGAGGAGAAGCGGCGCGAGTACGGGCACGGCAAGCCCAGCGTGAAGCCCGCGTTCTATGCCAGCGACCTCATGCGCGTGATCGCGTTCGAGGCCCTCGTGGTGCAGATCGTGGCCTTTGACATCGCACACGGCAAGCAGCCGAGCGAAGAGGATCAAAAGCGAATGTTGGTGGCATATCAGCGAATTGATGAAGCGATGAGGTACGCAAATGTCTAGTTTGACTTATGTGAACACAGTTGAGCAGCGAGCACGCGCCCTCGATGAGGCCCGTAGGATTCGCCTGTTGAAGTCCGAGGAGATCGACACCGCCAAGTATCTGAAGGCCAACGATGTGACCCACAAGGTTCACGAGGCCGAGATGTGGCTGGACGAGATGCAGGACGAACTAGGTCAGTCGGTCAAGCGCGACGAGGGCTTTCCGATGCCTTGGCCCAAGACCCACAACAGTTTCAAGTTCCGCCCGGGTGAGGTGACCCTGTATGCTGGATCGAACGGCGGCGGCAAGTCACTGATCACCGGACAGATCGCGCTGGGCTTGATCAAGCACAAGCAACCGATCTGCCTTGCGTCCTTCGAGATGAAGCCCAAGCGCACGCTGTACCGGATGCTGCGCCAGTTCGCTGGCGAGAACATCGACTTCCCGAAGTTCATGGACAAGGCCAAGTACATCGGCGGCCTGCTCGACCGCTTCCGCGTGTTCGCCGACGGCCGCCTGTTCCTGTACGACCAGCAGGGCACAACGAACTCGCAGCAGGTGATCGCCATGGCCCGATTCTGCGCCGTCGAGTTGGGCATCAAGCACATCTTCATCGACTCGCTGATGAAGTGCGTGGCCGGGGAAGACGACTACAACGCCCAGAAATTTTTCGTCGATGAGATGACTGCGGTGGCCCGCGATCACGGTGTTCACATTCACCTGATCCACCACATCCGCAAGTTGCAAAGCGAAGAGATTCAGCCGAACAAAAACGACATCAAAGGGACTGGCGCAATCGCCGATCAGGTTGACAATGTTTTGCTGATGTGGCGCAACAAAAAGAAGGAGCACAAGGCGCAATCTGGCGTTGCGGTTGACGACAAGGATCCAGACGCCATGCTGATGTGCGAGAAGCAGCGCAACGGTGAGGCCGAAGACTGGTTCTCTCTCTGGTACGACAAGGAGAGCCAGCAGTTCGTCGAGATGCCCGGCGCTGTGCCGATGTCGTTCGACGATAGAGGGAGATTCTGATGGAAGGAGAGGGTGAAGATGAACATCGCCACCGTTGTCTCGTTCGATGGGTTATCAAAAAGCGCATTGAAGATCGTGATGGTGCATACCGATGGCTCAATGGTTACCGTGACCACACTGGCCGACATCACAAGGGATGGAATGAACTTCATCCGAACTCACGGCTGGAACAAGATGTTCGAGACCAGTGGGGTAAGGGAAATCGTGGAGAGCATGGCGACTGGAGGTGAGTGTCCGCCGTGCAATCAAAACTGCAACCAAGGGCGCGAATGCCCATCGAGGAGAGAGAAATGAGCAAAGTAGAACTGTCCGACTTCCAGAAGCGATTCCTGCTGGGTCAGGGTGCGGGCCAGACCCTGTACACCCAGAAGGAGTTCGAAGAGGCGCTGGCGCAGGCCAAGGCCGAGATCATGGCCATTGCCATTCAGACCAGCAAGCAGGCGATCTTCATCGAGCGCCAAGCGTGCGCGGAGATGGCGGATCTGGCCGGGTACCCGGAGTTGGCCGCGGAGATCCTCAACCGCATCCCGAGCCAGCGCCAATGATTGAAGTCACTCTGCCTTGGCCGCCGACGGTCAACACTTACTGGCGCGTGTTCAACGGCCGCTCGATCCTGAGCGAGAAGGGCCGCGAGTACCGCAAGGCGGTCGCAGATCAGGTGCTGATCCAGCGGGCTGCCAAGCACTTCGAGAAACCCCTGCGGGTGGAGATCGAAGCGTTCCGGCCAGACCGCAGGCGCAGGGATCTGGACAACCTGCTCAAGGCGGTGTTGGACGGGCTGGCGCACGCCGGTGTGTACGGGGACGACGAGCAGATCCAAGACCTGCGGATCTACTGGGCACCGGTGATTGGCGGGATGGTCAAGGTACGAATTGAGGTGATCGAATGAATGAATCCCGACCGCTCAACTGGATCTGGTTCACGGGTGCCAAGGGCACGGTGGGCATCGTCAGGGTGCTGACGAGTAACGGTGAGATCGAGTACCGCATCGGTGCGGTAGACGGTTTCATGGAGAAGATGGATGTCCTGCAAGTGGCCGCATGGGGTGCGAGGTTCCCCGACGCGGCCGGTGAGGCGCTCATGGGGGAATTGAAATGAACCCCGAGCCAGAACTCAGAGACATCTACGCCATGTTTGCGATGTCTGCGCTGATGACGCGCAACGCCAACATGGATGCAAGGAGCATCGCAGCGGCCGCCTTTGATCAGGCCGATGCAATGTTGTGGCAACGAGAAAAAGGAGAAAGTGATGTTGACAAGAGAAGAGCAACAGCGAGTAATCGACGAGGTCAAAAAAATGATCCGTCAAGACAGGCAGCGGTTGACCCGATTGCAGAAGGGCACCATGAGCGAGAAGGCATCGAAGGA